CTTAGACCAAGAGCCCAGCCCTTTTCTCTAATAGGGGACACATGATGAGGGTTAACAGGTACTGCAGCATAATGGCTACAGGAATCACCCAAACCCCATACTAAAGGGATCTAAGTAGTATTATCTGTAGATATAGCCTGTCTATATCCTGCAAAGCCTAAAATAAAAGTAGGGGGTATAGGAATATATGATGTATATATATATATAGTGCTAAAATTTTTCTTAATCTTATTAATCAACAGTGTCTCCTATTAGAGATTCTATAGGAGCGTAAGATGAAAGTTAATCCAATAGCAAGAGCTTTAATGCAAAGTAGAAGAAGAACACAAGTTATTCCAAACAAGAAAAAATTCTATCAAGATAAATTTGAACAAGAGCTTGATGATTTGTGGCACTGTAGAGATTTAAAGAGGAACCAAGATGAAGAATCGAAGAAAGCTAGAACTAATAAAAGAAGTTAGAAGACGTAAGTTATTAAGTGAGTATGAAGTTGACTTTGAAAAATTTGCTAATGAACAAATAAAAATTGTAACAAAAGATGCTAAAAAAGGTTTTGTACCGTTTTATTTTAATGATGCACAAACAAAAGTAAATAAAGAATTAAATAAACAATTAGACCGAGACAAGAAAGTCAGAGCATTAATATTAAAAGCAAGACAGCAAGGTATTAGTACCTATTGTACAGCACGTACAGCATGGAAAAGTTATTATATACCTAATGCAAGATCAGTTGTTATGGCTCATGATAGTGCTACCTCTGACGCTCTATTTACTATGAGTAAAAATCTAATAGATTATATGGATGATGAATTTAGACCTAAACTCGTAGCCTCAAATGCTAAAGAGATTAAGTTTGAGCACAATAGTGCTGGTTATAGATTATATACTGCTGGTTCTCCAGAAGCTGGACGAGGAACTACACCTACAATAGCTCACTTGAGCGAGGTGGCGTTTTGGACATTTGATGAAAAGATACTAGCAGGATTATTTCAAGGTATATCACAAGCAGAGGGTACAGAAGTTATATTAGAAAGTACCGCTAACGGAGCAAAAGGGGAATTTTATAGATTATGGAAGACAGCAGAAAGAGATTACGCAAAAGGAGAATCTGAATATATGCCAATCTTCTTGCCTTGGTTTATAACAGCTGAATACTCTAGAGAAGCACCAGATAGTTTTGAACCAGATACAAAAGAAGAAGAGTTAATAAAAGATTTTAATTTAACTTACGATCAGCTTTATTGGAGAAGATTAAAGATATCTGAAAGTGGTGAACGTAAGTTTATGCAAGAATATCCAGCTAGAGCAGAAGAAGCTTTCTTAGTTTCTGGTGCTAGTGTCTTTGACATGGCTAAATTAAATAGTATGGAACCTGTTTCTTATATTAAAAAGATGCGGTTAGACCTGGACTCGAAGTTTTGGGAAGATTCTTCAGAAGGAGATTTAGATGTTTATGATTATCCAGACAATAAAGAACCTTATGTTATAGGAGCTGATGTAGCTTTAGGCGTAGGCAAAGACTATTCCGCAGCCGTTGTTATAAATAAAGAACGAGAAATTGTAGCTGTTTATAGAAATAATAGAATAGATCCTAGTAAATTCGGTGATTTATTATTTTATTTAGGTAGATATTATAATAATGCTCTTCTTGCTGTAGAAAGTAATTCTATGGGAATTGCTACATTACAAAAATTAGATGACTTACAATATGTTAATTTATATAAACAAACTAAAATAGCAAATATAAGTAACGAAGAAGGAATTAGATTAGGTTTTAGAACAACAACAGCAACTAAAAGTACTATTATAGGTAATTTAAAGAATGCAATAGAAAACGAAGACGTATATGTTCCTTCTATTGAAGTAATACAAGAACTAAAGGATTATACTGCTACAGAAACTGGTAAGACTGAGGCTTCTCCAGGATGTCATGATGATACTGTTATGGCATTAGCTATTTCACTCGAAGTATTGAGAACGCACTATGATAGAATTGTAGTTAATAAAGTACCATGGTCTGAGAGGTTTGATGCTTATGAAGAAGACAATACACAATGGTTGTAGTGTCCCCTATTAGAGAATTTTTTTATTAGAGAGAATTTACTATGTCAATTACACATGCAGGAGAAACATTTTCAGGTTATAATAAACCAAAAAGAACTCCAGGTAATAAAAATACTTCTCATGCTGTTCTTATAAGAAAAGATGGAAAACCTAAAATTATAAGGTTTGGTCAAGCAGGAGTTAGTGGCGCTGGTAAAAATCCAAAAACTGCAAAGGATAAAGCCAGAAGAAAATCATTTAAAGCTAGACACGCAAAAAACATTGCACGAGGACCTACTAGTGCTGCGTATTGGGCTAATAAAGTAAAATGGTAAGGGAGTTATTATGCCAGAGAAAAAGAAAAAAGGAACAAAGAAAACAGGAATAGCAGCGAAAGCTGAATCATCAGGAATACCTGCAAGTATTCTAAGTCAAGTTTATAAAAGAGGTATTGGCGCAGCTAGAACTTCTGGTATGAGACCAAATGTTAAGTCTCCACAGCAATGGGCTATGGCAAGAGTAAATTCTTTTATTGCTAGAAAACCAGGAACTTGGGGTAAAGCAGATGCTGACTTAGCAGCAAGAGCTAGAGCAGCTAAAAAGAAAAAGAAATAGGAGATTACTATGAGTAGAGATGGCAATATGCATCCTAACTCTCTTAAAAACTTACGCCCCTTCACTAAAGAAGGTGCGCGCGAGGGACAAAAGAATTCTGTGTTATCTAGAAAAGCTAACAAAGAAGCAAGAGAGGCTCTTAAAGTTTCAATAGCTGATTGGAAAGATCTTAAAGATGATTTATCAGAAGAAACTCCAAGTGCATTAGACGTCTTACGTATTGCCATGGTAAAAGCTATTAGTGTAGAAGATATGGAAGAAGCAACTAGACTCGCATCAATACTAGCTGAGTTTGAAGCTCCAAAATTACAGAGACAAGATATAAATCAAGTAACTAAGACTTCTGATCTAACAGATGAGGAGTTAGAGCAAGCAATTCAAGAAATGAGTACTAGTGGATTTAGTGTAAACAAATCTTCACTAAACTAGTTCCCATTGTCCTCGCTGCTCCGGCGGAAGCAGGGGATAAATCCGCCACCTTAAGGAGGTATATATGAAAGAAAGATTAATGAAATTTAAAGATAAATTCGGAGAAGGTACTTCTTGGGATTTAGATTGGGGAAAACTACTTATTATAGGTTTATTAATTTACCATATATTTATACAATGATTATGAAAGCAATACAGAAAAACTTAGAGAAAAACTCAAGGTTTAACGAGTATGATGAAGACGGCGATGGTGTAGTATCAGATGAAGAATTATTACATCTTAAAGAAATAAAAGAAACAGAAGCTGCATTACGTAAACAATTAGGCCAACTTAGAATGGCTAGATATACTTTAATAGGTATGGGTGTATTTACAGTAGCTATGTTTTTACCATGGGTACCATTAGAAAGAGTTGAAGCTCTATCAGATGTAAGTAATTTATTTTATATATCAGGTGCTGGTATAGTAGGTGCATATATGGGTACATCAGCATGGATGAGTAAAAGAGGATGATATGGTTATCAATGGACAAGGATGGCAAAACCATGAAGAAAGTTTTGAAGAAACATTAAGAAGAGAAATGTTATCTGCAAGACAAGATTTATGGTTAGTTAAAATGGATTTAAAAGAATTACAAAAAGCCCATTATAAATTACTAAAAAGAAATAAAGAATTATTAGCAGAGCTAGCAAATAAAAAAGAATGTACATGTTAAAAATCCCAGGAGCGGAATATGTTTGAAAGATACATACAAAATGGTAATGAGCCTAAATATTTATCAGGTAAAGGAAAGAAAAATAAAAAACCTAGAGTACTTCCTAAACCTGGTTCCTATGCTGTATCTGACTTACAGGACTTAAAAAAGAAAGTTCTTATGCATCAAGGAGGTAGGAAATAATGGCTACTGAAGGATATAAAGAACCAGTTACCGATGAGCAAGTAATAAATTTAATAGATTCAGGAGTAATGAATTCATCAGGAGATTTTTTAAATAGTTCTGACTTATCTAGAGAAAGATTAAAAGCTACATATGAATATGCTGGTTTAGCTGAACATCACTTAGTTCCACAAGGAGTTTCAACAATAGTTGACACTTCTACTACTGAGGTAATTGAAGCATACACTGCTATCTTATGTGATCTATTTTTAAGTAACCATAGACTAGGTAGATTTGTACCATATGATGACACTCCAGGCTCACTACAAGCTGCAAAAGATGCAGGCAATATAGTAAACTACTGTTTATTTAAAAAGAATAATGGTTGGGAAATTTTACAACAATGGATTAAATGCGCATTATTATGGAAAAATTGTGTAATACGTTGGGATTATATAGAAGATTTTGATTATGTTTTTGAAACATTTGAAGAAATCAGTCAAACAAAATTAGATGAACTATTATCTGATGATAGTGTTGAGTTAGTTGGTGAATTAAATTTTGAAAATAGAGTTACTAATGCTAATCCAGAAGATGTACTTGAACAAGAAGTAGAGTTAGTATATATTGACGTAAGAGTTAAAAAGACTATTGATAAGTCTCGAGTTAAAATAGAAATTATTCCACCAGAAAATTTTCGTATCTCAAGAGATTCAGATAGTATTGAAACAGCTAGTTATGTAGGCATTCAAACTGAAATGACTAGATCTGAAATAAGAAAATATTATCCAGAAGAAGCTTTACAAGTAGTAGATTGGGATGAAATAGGAGATTACAATGGTTATCAAGGCGCTAGTAAATACTCTTTAGATATTGCTGCAAGAAAAGAAATAACTGGTCAAGCATATTGGGAAGGTGGTAATTTACAAGATGAGGCTATGCCATTAGAAGCTAACAAAGAAGTTACTGTTACAGAGTCATGGCTTAGAGTAGATAGAGATGGTGATGGAATTGCTGAGTTAAAACATTTTATTACTATTGGTGATTATATTATATATGAAGCTGATATAGAAGAGATTCCTTTAGCATCAATTGTACCTATTGATATACCATTTGAATTTTATGGTTTGTCAATGGCAGACTTTTCAAGATCATCTACATTAGCAAGTACAGCTATACTTAGAGGATTTGTAGAAAATACTTATCTTACTAACTATAGTCCTAAACTAGCAGATCCAAATGTAGTAGATTTTTCTGCTTTACAAAATATGAAGCCGAAACAAATTATTCCTACTAACGGTAATCCACAAGGAGCAGTAAGTCCATTAGCACCAGAAACTATTTCAACTGGAACTGTTCCATTATTACAATATTTACAAGAAATAAAAGAACAAGCTACAGGAATGTCTAAAGCAGCACAAGGTCTTAATGATACTTTGTATGTTTCAGGTAATTCTGAGCAAAAGCTTTCCGCAGTACAGTCAGCAGCCCAGAAGCGTATACAACACATTGCGCGGAGATTTGCTGAAACTGGATTTAAGCGGTTAATTGCTGGAGTCTACGAGACTATGCGCAAAAATATGAAAGGAAAACTTACATATAACTTAGAAGGCGCATATGGCACAGTAGATATGGACGCACTTCCATCAAAGATGGACGTAGAAGTTAACTTAGACATAGGCGAAAACTCTAATTCTTCTATGATTAGAAAATTAGGTAAAGTTGGTGCAGAAGTTCTTCCAGCTCTCAATAATCAAGGTGCAGGTATGGTTATAAAACCAGAAGCACCTGCTATCTTAGCTACTAAGTTAATAGAAGCAATGGATTTAGATAGTAATGATTATTTAGAGGACTATACTACTGAAGAATTTAGACAGAAGGCAGCTCAAGCAATACAGCAACAAAGTCAAGATGCTCAAGAAACTAGAGCTCGTGAAAAAGATAAATTAACTGCTGATGCGGCATTAGTAAAGGCTAATATAGACTATACAAATGCACAATCTAAAAATACATTAGACGATAATGCTAAACAATTAGCTGTGTCTATTGATAGGCATTTTCAAGAATGGGCTGATCTTGCGATTAAAGCTACAAAAGAAGGTGCTGAATTACCTCAACATCCAAATTATGCTGATATAATTTTAATGGCACGACAACTTTTAGAGCCAAAAAAGGGAGAATAAATTATGGCAACTGTAGAAACAGTAACAATAAACGCATCTGGTACAGGTGCAGCACAATCCGGAAATATAGCAACTTCTGCAGGTTCAGCTGCTGGAGTTATAATGGTTTGTAACGACACTGATTCACCGCTTACTTTTAATGTAGCAACCGGTGGTACTGATGTACTAACTAAGCAGTATATTGCTGCAAAATCGTTTTCAAGAATAACAGGACTTAATAATGGTAACCACACTTTAACTAGTGTTAAGACTGCACATGGAACTGTTGCACAAAAGAATGAAGTTGTTTACGTACTTCAAGCTAGTGCTTAATATGAATAAAAACCTACTTCAAAAATATATTGAATGGTTACGTAAAATAATTAATAAATAGTAACGCCTAATGGGTTACTAATAATCTTGCTTAAAAAGGAGAATACTTATGAATCAAGCATTGAATTTACTAGATCACTTAAACACATTTACACCTTACGCTGTAGGGTTTGATAGACTATTTGACCAATTAGCTAGTAGCTCTAGGACGACTAGCTCATATCCACCTTACGATATTATTAGAGAAAATGATTATAACTTTAAAATTGAAATAGCATTAGCTGGTTTTAATAAAAAAGACATAGAAGTTATAGTTGCTGAAAATGTTTTAACTATAAAATCAGTAAAAGAAAATAATCATGATAGTAAAAATATTTATAAAGGTATTTCGTATAGAAAATTTACAAGAGAATTTGCTTTAGCAGATGATATTAGAGTTGAGGACGCAAAGTTAGAAGATGGTCTTTTAACTATTAATCTAATAAGAGTTATACCTGAAGCGAAAAAACCTAAAACAATTAAAATTAATTAAAGGAGGACACTATGGATCCAATTACATTTTCAGGCGTAGTTAGTTTTGGCATCAAAGCTGTACTAGCTATTGGCCTTGCAAAGGAAGTAATTACACCAACACTCGTCATGTTATTTGGCGGTTAATATGGATAAATACCGTGAGACAGCTGAGAAGAGGCTGGGAAATGAAAAATCATACGGTAAGCATAAAATACATCCTGAAGAATTAGCGCGTCGTGCCCACGTTAAAGGGCACTTCGCATCTAAAGAACGGGATGAATTTTTTGATGAAGTATATGGCGAAGTCTTAATTGACTTATTTGTGGAATGGTTAAAAACTGAACCACATGAAACTAAATCTCGAGAGTTCCTCTACTCTTCAGCTATGGCACTTGGTAGTGTCAAAGAAAGAATGATAAACTTCGAGACATATGGAAAAAATATTCCATTCCTAAAGGAGGACAATGATGGCGAATCGAGAAATTGATTACGACAAATTATTAGAAAATATTAATGAAATGATTAATACATTAGAATATGATTCAAGCAGAAGTGGTGGTAAAACTAAACTTAACTGTGATAAATTATATTATTTGTATCAATTACAACAGAGATATCATTCACTATTAAAACCTAAAAAAGAGGTAAGTAAGAAATGAGTGAACAAATAACCGAAGCAGAGGTAGCCTCTACCCCACCTATGGATGACGCTATTGCAAAGGACGGTCGAACACAAGAACAATTGCTGGCTGACATTATTTCTAATTCGGACTTCGTACCGAAAGAAGAATCTCTACCCGAAGAGCAAGTACCTGAAGTAGACCCAGGCGAATCAGAATCTGAGCAAGACCCCACAGATGAAAATGTTGATGAAAAATCTGAAGAACCTGTAAAAGAAGAAGTTGAAGAAGAAGTTGAAACTGAAGAAGTAGAAAGTGAAGGTGAGGATGCCGATGAAGAATCCGCTACCCAAGATACTACGTTATTTACTCCTGAAGAATTAGACTTAGAAGCAAAAGTATCTATTAAGATCGATGGGCAAGATACTGAAGTTTCTTTTAATGACCTTATTAAAGGTTATTCTACTGAACAATCTCTATCAAAGAAGGGTCGTGAACTTGGTGACGCAAGGAAAACTTTTGAAAAAGAGTATCAAGATAAGTTAAATGAAGTAAAAGAAATGTCTGATGCTTCAGTAGCTATATTATATAAATCAGAACAAGAGCATGCTAAGCAATTTCATGCTATTGAAGAAAAGATTGAAAAAGCTAGAGATGAAAATGATACTTTTAATCTTAGTGAACTTAAAGATAAACGAGAACAAATTCAAAAGAAATATTGGACAGCAAGAAACGAACGTGAAGGTTTACAAAAAACCATTGCTGAAAAATCTAAGGAACAAATGCAAAAAGTTTGGAATGAACAGTTAAAAGTATTTGACGAAGCTATACCAACTTTAATTCCTGGATTTAATGAAACTGTTGCTAAAGATATTCGTGAATTTGCAATCAAAGAAGGAATCGATGAAAAAGTATTAGATACTATTATTGATCCTAATATAGTTAAGTTTGTTAATGATTATAGAATATTAAAGCAAGGATTAAATAAAGGTGCTGCTAAAAGAAAAGTAACACCAACGAAATCTGTTCCTGTTAAAAAGTCTAAACCTGCAAAGCAGAAAAAATTAAATGCTGAGCAAGATTTAAGGAAAAGAGCTTTAAGTCCAAATTCATCAAAAGCAGATCAAGATGCTTTTTTAAGAAGTTATGCTGAGCGGTCACTATCTAATATTTAATCTTAGGAGAATTAAGATATGACTAATTTATTAGCTGTTCGCGCTACCGGAGGCCCAGGTGGACCATCACGTGGCCCAGGTGCTAATGTCTCGCAAAGAGAAGACCTAGCGAACTTTATAACAATGATTACCAGAGATGAGACTCCGTTCACATCGGATATTGGTAAAGCAACTGCAACTGCTATTTATCACGAATGGCAAACAGATACACTTGAAGCTCCAGGCGATTCAAGAATCCCTGAAGGTCAAGACTTCTTAGCTCCAGCTTCTGGTGGTGCTTCTGCAACTCCTACTGTAGGAAACAAGTTTGCAGAGTCAGGTCCTCAAAGAACCAGACTAGGTAACTACACACAGATTAATGGTAAAACTATTGCTGTGTCTGGTACAAGAAGAGCTGTTGATCAAGCTGGCGTAGCTGACGAATATGCGTACCAACTTAAAAAGCGTGGTACTGAATTACGTAGAGACGTTGAATTTGATATGATTCACGGCTATAACGAATCTGCTGCTATTTCTGCACAGAATGGTGATGCAAGAACCGCAGGTGGTTATCAAGCGTTTATCAATAGTACTTCTACATGTACATATGTAGGTGAGTTTACACAACCTTCTACAGGTACAGGAAGTCTTGTTGATAATCAAGGTACTACTATTCCAAGAGCAACTATTGCTCCTTCAAGTTCTGCCGCTCCAGCAAGAGGAAGTTTAGCTCTTACTGATATTGATTCTGTTATGCAGAAGATTTATGAGCAAGGTGGTAAAGCTACAAAGATCATGGTATCACCAAAGATCAGAAGAGATTTTTCTGACCTTATGGTTAGTGATACAGGTGTAGTTAGAAACATTGATGCAGGTGGTCAATTAAGACAATCTGTTGATGTGTATATGTCAGACTTTGGTGAAATTATGGTTATGCCTAATTATATCATGGGTCTGTCTAACGTAATTGATAATATGCTTGGACATAACCATGCTTCTACAAAGTTTACCTCATCAGGTAGACCAGACATGGCTAACTTCTCAGCATTGATCTATGATCCAATGTGGTTTGCTACTGCGTACTTAAGACCTCTACAAGAGGTTGACGTAGGCCAACAAGGTGACTCAACCAAAGGTATGATGGTTGAAGAATGTACTCTTGAAGTGCGTAATCCATTAGGTTGTGGAGCAATCTACGGACTTAATTAATATCATTAGGGGAGACTTTAATTAGTCTCCTCTTTTTATTGGGAGATAAATATGCCAAAAGTAGGTAAAACCAAATTTAGTTATAAAAAGAAAGGTGGTTACGCAAGTGACGCACAAAGAAAAGCTATTCATGCTTCTAAAGCAGAATATAAGATGGGTGGTGGAAAGATGATGAGTCCTAAGAAAATGACTATGACAACTTCTAGATATTATGAAGATGGTGGTAAAGTCATGACTGGAAGAGCAGAATTAACCGCAGCTCAAAAGAATTTACCTGAAATGTTACAAAAGAAAATCTTAGCTTCTAAAAAGAAAAAGATGAAAAAAGATGCCTGATCCTAAAGTTGGAACAGGAAAGAAACCTAAAGGCTCTGGACGGCGTCTTTACACGGATGAAAACCCTAAGGATACTGTTAGAATCAAATTCGCAACTCCATCTGACGCCAGAGCAACAGTTGCAAAGGTTAAAAAGATCAATAAACCTTTTGCAAGAAAAATTCAAATCCTCACCGTTGGAGAACAAAGAGCGAAAGTAATGAAGAAAATGCAAGTAGCTAGTATATTTAAAAAAGGTAAGGAAGCTATACGTAAACAACATAAAAAATAACGGAGGGAAAAAATGTACGTTATTAAAGCAGCAAATGGAAATATATATCCAGTAGAGCAATGTGTATACAGAATTGGAGCAGCAACAGGTGGTGGTTATAAGCTAACACATCTAGAACTTATGAATAATAGTACAGCTCCAGATCCAGCATTAAATCATGAACCTACTGCAGCAACAGCTGGAGATTTATTAGGTTATATTGGTAAATCAGGTAGATTTATTGCCATCACAGAACCTGCTACTTAATAGGAGAAGAGGATGGCTAAAGAGAATGAATTTACATTTGGTAGTGCTACAGTAAATGCAAAGCAAGGTATTAGAGCAGGCTTTGATTTATCTTCTGGAGATTGGGAAGCTAAGCAAGATATTACTCAATACTTAAATAATGCTAAGCTTGATAGAGATAAAGAGGCTTACTTTGGAAAACAAAATAAAAGTGGTTTTAGAAAGATGGCCACTATACCAGATATTGTAGCTATTAAAATTAATGAAGATCATGGAATAAATTTACACGATGGTACGTTTATGCGTGATAAAGATAAAATGAAAAAGCTAAAGTATATATTACAAACGGAATATAAACATTTGCTTGTAAATACTTAGGAGATAATTATGCCGACTTATGCAAACTTTACAGCATTAGTTAGAGATTGGTCTAACAAAGATTCATCTGTATTATCTGATACCAGGATTCAAGATTGTTTAAGATATGCTGCGGATAAGTGTTACAGAAATCTTAGAGTAGCGGCATTAGAAAATACTATAACATATAACTCTACAGCTTGTAGAACATGTAGAGTGTTTAATGAAAAAACCGATTTAAGAACATTTAATGATTGGTCAGCACTTAAGACTAGTTATATAGGTTATTTTTCAAGACAAGGTAATACATTATTATTAGCACCAGGATTTGGTCAAGCAAATAGTTTAAGCACTGCAGATAAAATAGAATTACATTATTATAGAAGACTACCTGCATTAAATGCGCAGTATGATGTAACACCATCTAACTATGCTGCAGGATTTTTAACACAAGATAATGCAGCAGCTGTAAGTCTTTTCTTTGTTAATGGTGATACCAATACAGCTTATGCTACTCAGGCAGAAGCTACAGAAGCTGCAGGTGGTAATCAAGGAAATACTAATAATGCTAAATATAAAGGTAATGAAGCAGCTAATTGGTTAAGAGATGAAAATGAAAGAGTATTATTAATGGGTGCACTTGCAGAAGTATTTTATTATTTGCAAGATGACGATCAAGGCGTTAAGTATAAAAAGTTATTCGATCAAGAAATATTTGAATTGAATGATGAAGATTCTAAACGTAATGCAGCAGGAGGAAATGTACAAGTAAACTTTAGCGGAAGAGGGTTAATCTAATGACAACACCAGCAGCACCAGATACAGTTAATTCAGTTGGAGCAACTGATGAT